TCCTTTTAATGCTGAAGTTTAAGCAGATTGATTTACCTATACGTCCAATATCTAAGCCAAGACCAAGATCATTTATGGGCCAAAAGCGTCCATACAATCCTCCTCAATACAAGAGTTGGTTAAAAGAAGCCAAGGTTCATTTGAAAGAACAATGGAAACTTGAACCACTCACAAAAGTACACCGATTAGACATGTTTTTTCGTGGTGCAGAGATGGGAGATCTTGATAACAAATCTGGCTCAGTTATGGACGCAGCTAAAAACATTCTGTGGACAGATGACAGCGTAAAAGTTATCCCAAATCTCAATCTTGCATTTACAAAAGTGAAAATCAAAGACTCTCACATCATCATTCAAATTACTTGGGAGGTTGATGATGATTAAATGTCCCAACTGTGGGCATGAAGAATCAAAAGTCGATAGTCAGCCTAAAAGTTCCAATGGAGAAATTAGGCGTTATCGGGTTTGTAAAAAGTGCCACAAAACCTTTACTACTCTTGAATACTTAGCGGTTAACGCTGGCAAAACAAGAGGTTTAGTTCCTGATATTCCAGTTAAGGGGGGTGATGGGTGAATCCCGTTTTCTTCGTCACGATCCTTGCGACACCTGTAATAGCTCTGACGGCTTGGCGGTCTACACGGATCACTCGTTCTGTTTCGTCTGTCAAAAGTACATCAAAGGCGAAGGCCAAGAAGTTGAAAAAACTTCCAGACCGAAACCTGTTCGGCCAATGATCGACGTTGATCTAACCGTCCCTTGGGATGCGGATCACTACAGAGGGATACCAAAAAAAGTCCTTGATCAATACGGCGTTTACAAATATGCCGATGGAGTGGCCTTTCAATACAGGGATAAAAAAGGCGTAAACATTGCACAAAAAATCAGAGATGGAAAAACTAGCTGGAGAGGAGACGCAAAGAAAGTCGCAGGGTTTGGTTCACATCTCGCAAATCCTAGCCACCACGATGCAATCGCAATTTGCGAAGGAGAAATGGATGCGCCAAGTATCTACCACTCCACCAGAGGGACAGTCGTAGGAATTTCAGTTCCAAATGGAGCTCAAAATGCAGGGAATTTCGTCAAGAAACACATTGATTTCTTTAGTGCTTTTAAAACTATCTATATCGCCACAGATATGGATGAGCCTGGAGAAAATGCAGCCAATGATCTCGTAAGTCTTTTTGAAGCTGGAAGAGTTAGGCGTGTTGTCTTTCCTAAGAAAGATGCAAACGACACACTGCAAGAACTAGGAAGTCATGCAGTTAATGAAGCTATTAAAGCAGCCAAGGAGCTGCGACCTGATGGAATTAAATCTGCTTCTACCTATGCAGGCTTAGTTAATAAACCACCAGAGAGAAAGGCTACTAATTGTGCTTTTGCCTTTTGGAATGACAAAACACCTTGGTATGACAATCAGCTCATCGTATTAATTGCGGGGTCAGGTATTGGTAAGACAACGTTTGCAAGGGCGTTGGCATTACATGACATCGAGCAACGCATAAAAGTGGGATGGATTGGCCTTGAAGAAACTGCCGAGGAAGCGGTCTTTCGTTTCGTTGGTCAAGCAGCAGGGATTCAAATCCATGCCAGAGAAAACTATGCAGGGCTAACTGATGAGCAAGTTCAAAACATTGCCCAGGCTGACAAGTTTGTCACTGGCTCTGGATACCTTGAGTTATTTGATCACTTTGGATCACTTGATGAAAAGGTCATCCTCCAGCGGATGAATTACATGGTCAGAAGTCTTGGTTGCCAACACATTTACTTAGATCATTTAACGATCTTAGGAAGTGGGTTAGCTCAAGATACAAGGCAGTTAGACGCTCTCGTTACAAAGATTAGAAGCTTTATTGCGGCTACTAAATGCACAGTATTCGCTATTAGTCATCTCAATCGCTCTTCTTCTGGAGAGAACTTTGAGAACGGAGCTGCCCCAGAGCTGCACAACATAAGGAACTCACATTCAATCGTCCAACTCGCAGACACAATCTGGGCTTTGAACAGATCGAGGGGATCAAATCTTACTCACTCAAAATGTTTGAAAAACCGCATGTTGGGCAGAACGGGCTATGCAGGCTCCTTCGAGTTCGACGAAAAAACTCAACAACTAGCTCACAAATGGCACGACCAGGACATGCAGTTCTGACTTGGAGTCAGCTCAACAGAGCCCAAGCAGTATTCATCTTTTTCCGAGCTTCGCATTGGAAGCAAGCAATGGTTACTGAAATGTACCCAACCTCATGCACCGTTATCTACCAAGAAAATGACAGAGATCACTCAACAAGAATCGTGGACCTCGAAAACATCCGTAGCGTCAGAGAAATTGACTCAGAACCAACTGATTCTAGTGAAAGCTCTGAAGCTTAAGGCTTCTGAATCTTATAGAGAAGCTCATGTAGCTAAAGATTCGACTGCTTCTTATTGGCATGACGGCTACATCACAGCTCTTAATCACATCTTGGATGCTTACGGATAGCCATGAACAAAAGACAACTAAGCACCTGCGTTCCAGAGCCCATCTATGCAGTTATTTCCGCTTGGGCTTCACAAGCTAAACCTGATAAATGCCCTGCATGTAATCAGGAATGGAAACCTAATGATGAATTTAAAGGCAAGACCCTTAGTTCCATCACAGCAGAACTCATTGAAGAAGCTGTCCACAACAGGCTCCGATGAACTCCTCAGAAAAAATCAAATACGCAGAGGAGCGTATTCGGCAATTACAACTTTTAATCAAACATTGGAAAAACAATGGAAAAAAAACTGTTCTATGACATCGAACCCGATGCTTATCGGGCTATTTCTGCTGCTCAATACGAATGTGAGTGGAGCCCAGAAGTATGGACTTATCAAACAAACGTAGACGAAGCTAAACATGCTGTTACCGCAGAGGTTGATCGCGTCCAAAAACAATGCCCTGACCACAAAATACTCTTGGCCCTGGGCGACTCCAGTAACTTCAGGTATGGTGTCTATTCCAATTACAAATCGAACAGACGTAAATTTAGAAAGCCAGCAGGGTATTCATTCTTGCGGCAATGGTTACGTGACACATTTGAAGTCATCACGCTGAAGCTAGTTGAGGCCGATGATGTTGTAGGAATCCTTGCTGATCAAGAGAGTGGAGATGTTATCTACTCAAGGGATAAAGATTTAAAAACTGTTCCAGGCTTTCACTTAAACGCTGAAGGCGAAATCGAAAAGATTCAACAGTTCGATGCTGATCAAGCTTTCTATCGAACAATTTTAACGGGCGATGCTACTGATGGATTCCCTGGACTGAAGGGCTACGGCCCCGTTGCAGCTAAGAAATTACTTGCTGAATGTACTAGCGAATTAGAGATGTGGGAGAAAGTTAGAGCTGCTTATTTAAAGGCAGCGGCTAAAGATCCTGATGTACCAGACATACTTTCTCAAGCTAGGTGCGCGAGGATTTTAAGGCAAAACGAATATGATTTCACGGCTGAAAAACCCGTTGAATGGGAGCCACCAACGTCTATTGAAGGCGTTTTTATTCCTACATACCACGACTAACTATGCCAGCAACTTCAAGATTCGTAATCGGTGATTCTGTAAACAAAAAGAGAACCTCTGGGATGTATACAGAAATCGGCCCTTCCGTTGGAGAAATCATCGAGATGAGGGTTAAACACGACAGAAGAGAACGACCAGGCTATTACTGCACAGTTAAATGGCCTGACGGGAGAACTTCAGAACATGCCCAGCACATGCTTGTCCCAGCTCCATAAAGGGGTGCTTATTTCTACATATCATGCTTAAAATAACATCAACGACCCTGCAGACCTAGCTTATGGCTGATCAGATGCCAACAAAATCAGACGATCCTAAGAAGAAGAATCCTTTTCAAAAATTCAAGGACGGCTTAGACGACACCACGACTACACTTATAAAAATTGTAGTTCTTGGGTGGTCGGGTGCGATCTTGACTTTAAATTACGTTTCCATCCCAGGAATACCTCAGCAAAAAATAGATCCAACATTCATAGCTTCAGTTTTTACAGGGGTTTTGGCCTCCTTTAATATTTCAACCACTTCTAAAAAAGGCGATGGAACTTATAAATTAGATGAAGGCAAAAGTAAAACAACAGGAGGAGTAAATTATCAAACAATTAGAGTGGAGACACCGATAAAACTTGTGCCAATGGAGCCAAAAATAGATCCAATTACAAAGAAACCTGTAGATCCACAAACAGGAAAACTTACATGAAACGACTATTAATTCTTCTGCTGTTAGCAGCTCCAGCAGCACAAGCAAATTTGCAGCATACGATTTCTAAATCAACTTCTCTTACTGTGGGAGCCGCAGCATCTCACGCCAAACGTATAGGGACTTCGTTTTCTATTTCGGGAAGCGGAATCGATACAACCGATGGCACGACGGCTAATACTGTTAGTGCTGGAACAGTTAGCTCAGGTATTTACACCCCAGGAGTTATTGCAGCAACTCAAGATGTTCCTGGTGCGGCTTTCAGTTTTTCTAGTTCTCTAACAACAGGAGATGTTGTCCCAACTAGCGCAGTTACTACAGGAACCACACCTAACTTCTCAGACGTTGTGACCACAGCAGGGGGAACGGCTGGCTCATTGGCTGGAACCATAACTGATACAGCTATCACTTTAACAAGTGGAGGACATAATACCGTTGCCGTTGGTCAGATCATAAATGAAATTAAAGTGGACTAAATTTGCACTTCTATTTATTATTTTTGCCCCACAAGTTAGGGCAGAGAAGATAGTGCCAAATTTTCAGCAGGGAGTTTTAAATAATCACACCGAAACTAAAAGTGTGATCAATCGTGACTTGACTATTTACGAATTTCGCACAGGATATACTTTCACAGTCGGGGGATCTGGAGTAAAACCATCAACAACAAATATTGCACCTTCAGGGTTTGTTAAAACACCAGGAACAGTATCAGGAGTCGCTACTACTTACGTTATGCCAGATCTCTCAACTAAGCCTCAGTACTCGATAGTTAGTGAAGGTGCATCCTTTAGTTATTATGAAACATTGGAAACACCAGGGATTAAATCTATGACAAAAATAATAGAAGAACAAACCATAGAAAGTATCTCAGATAGTACGAGTACTTTTCAATGAAGCATCTCTATTTAGCTTTCTTATTTATTGCTTTACCTCTTAAATCCTTCGCACAAAGTATTAATACATCGAGCCAATCGACGGGAAGTGTGGTTAATCAAGCTGTCCAAATTGTGCCTTCTCGCCAGTTCCAATATCAACTGGGAGCAAATCAAGTTTGCCAAGGAGCAACATTAAATATATCGCCGTTTCTTAGTCACACAAACAGTTTTGGATCACCATATCAACCATATTATTCTAGACCTATCTATTCTACAAAAGATATAGTGGGTGCTATTGATGCAGATGGGAATGATATAGGAGATGGAGAGCCAGATGAGCCAACAAAAATAATTAGAACAGAGTCAGTAAGAACAGGGATGCAAGAATCGAACACAAGTTTAAACGGCGGCATAACGGCTACATTCAGTATTCCATTATCTTTCAGATACCAGAAGCTTTGCAAACTTGGGATGCAAAGACAAGTCGAATTATACGAGGCTTCTTTAGCATCAAAAAGATTGAATTACGAGATGTCCAGATTAGCTACATGCGGAAAACATATTAGAGAAGGCACTATTTTTGTTGGAGAAATGGCAAAGATTTGTGCAGATGTAAAAGTAGTTTCGCCTCCTAATGTGAAACATACCCATGCTATTTCTTCCGATCTCTCTGTAACTTCCGACGCTCAAAAGTAGATAATACTTTTTGTTTTTTACCAATCATTTTTTTAACTTTAGCTATCAATTTTTTAAATACTGGCTTTAATGCTTTAGTTAAAATAGGAGTTATCGTTGCTGCTGTTGTGGCTACAATTACAGTTGCAAACGTCGTTGATGCAACTGAGGCACTAGGTAGATACTTATCTGCAATATTGGTTGGCCCCCATATCTCAAGACACTTATCCCCGACCAGCTCGAACCCGATTACCTTTTCTTTTGCCTTTGCATTTCTTATATCCCCTAAGCGATACTGTTGATCTTTAGCAGGACATTCAATTTCTATGTTTCCTATATCAGTTAAACCTGTATCTATGTCTGTATTATTATTCTTGTTTTTTTGTGGTTTTGTTTCGTCGTCAGGGGGTGTAGGGGTAGGAGGTTTTTTTAAAGTTTGCATTTTTACAGGGTTATATCTCATCGGCTCAAAGAACGGAAAGATAAAATCAAACCCTGGCTTTTCTACATTTAATTCTCTTGTTATTTGAGGAGTAGTAGGAAGACTATTTATTTTTGGTATTCCAACTTTCTCTACTTCAATCTTTTCAATCTTCACTTAGCAATCTACGAAGTCGCCACCTATCTCTTTCCCTAACTGACCCGCCTTTTTGGTGGCTAATGCGCTGGCAATCCATCCCACCACAGGTATCCCAGACAAAGTACTAGCTGCTGGAGTGGCAGTAATTAACGAAGTTCCAACTATCTCTCCTTGTGATTCCGCGCTGCCTTTATTCTTTATACATTGAAGATAGCTGGATGCTAACTCTGCATCTCCTCCAGGTCGATGGGCAACATATTCTTTTCTTACATAGTCAGTCTTGCCATTCCATTTTGTCTTTTCAGAAGAGAATAAAGTTGTCTTAGGTTGGTGCATATTATGTGTAACTACTACCTCTAAATCACCAGACTCAGAACGGTTATATCGCATTTGACTTGCACTATTCTCAGTCGTTTGGAGTCGAGCTAGATCGGGCATGCCGTCTTTATTTGCAGAAGACAGCAAAGTTAAGGACATTAAGTTACTAGAAATCAGCCCTATTCCTAGTAGTCCAGGTAAAAAATATTCTTTCATTACTTAAATGATGGCAGCGCTGGCCCAGTAGTACTAGGCATTTTGATTTGATTTTGAATGACATCAATCATTTGATCCTGAAGAGTCAGCATCATATTGTTCATAAATTCAACTCGTTTCATATACATTATTCCTCCTCCAGTTACGACCATTAAGGACATAACAAATGATGCTACTGACATAGCATTACAGATTTTTTGCAGCATTAATTCTACGGCCGTGTAGATATAGCCTAGCTCTTCTTATTAACTATGCAAATAAGATGGATGGGATTTTCATTTAGGCGTGGGCGTAGTAAATGTAAGAACTTCCATTAGCATTATAACCACCTCCAGAAACTAAAGTGAATCCAGTAGATGTAGGCGCACCAAAATCAGTAGCAGCTTGAGCAGCGTTGCTATCAAGCGCAAGATAATTATCGTTACCTGATCCCCATCCTCTTGTGGTGTCTAAAACAAACCAATTACCAGACCCAGTACGATCTTTGATTATTAAAAATCTAGGCT